CTGGCGCAGCGCACACAAGGATGGCTGGGCTATGATGGACATGACTTTGCCCAACGTGACTGCCAAGATTGCCACTGACAAGCACGAGACTACGTTAATGAAGCGTATCATTGCGCTGCATGGTGTCAACGGCACTTGTTCTAACACCACTATCTTTGGTGCTATCGACTTCTTCTGTCTCAATGGGCAGATCACAGGAGATCACAACAAAGTTATGCGTAAGAACACCAGCAACTTTAGCCTCGACAGGTTCATCACTGAACTGCATAAGTCGCAACAGGACTTCACTGCACAGGCAGAACAGATGCAACGCTGGGCTAACACAAGCCTGATGCACGTTGATGTCAAAGCTATGCTTGAAGGCATTATGAAGTCTGACCGTAAGTCAGAGAAGATGTATGGCTTATACAATCAGGAAGTGGCTACACGTGGACGCAATCTGTGGGCATTGTACTCTGCCTTCACTAACTATGCTACCTATGCAGATGAGCGTAATGGCTTTGCCCTGCGTAACACTGGCAGCGACACACAGTCTAAGTCTTTGTTCATGCGCGAGATTGAGGTAGCTAATTGGGTAAATACGCCACAGTTTCAGACTGTTGCGGCTTAACTATAACGAAAGGGGTGTGCTATGCAAGGTACAGTAGACAATGCAATGGGTATGTTAGTCGGACTTGCTGTGGGTGATGCGCTTGGCGCACCCCTAGAGTTCCAAGATGCAAGGGAACCCGATGATTATATAACTAAATACCACACAGGTGGTATATGGAACGTAAAGAAAGGTGAGTGGACAGATGATACAGCTATGGCTTTTGCTATGGGTAGTGCCATTCGCGCAGAGGGTGCATTTGATGCAGACGTAATCATGCAGAACTTTTGCAAATGGTATTCCAATGGCGCATTTATTCCTCGTGGTGTCTGTTTTGACATAGGCACTACCACTGTAAATGCCTTACGTAAATATGCAGATGACCCATCAAGACCTTACGCTGGCTCAACTGACCCCAAAAACTCTGGCAATGGTGCGCTGATGCGTATTGCACCTATCGTTTTGTGTGCTAAGTCTAGGGAGCATTTGGTTCAGCTTGCCACGCAACAGACGCTGCTTACACACGGCACTGAAATGTGTGTGTTGTATAGCAGAATGTTTGCAGAGGAACTGTATGCGGGTAGCCCACTACAAAACTATACGTCATTCAGGCATCCTATTGATATAGATAGGAAAAAGGTTATGTCTGGCGGCTATGTAAAAGAAACATATGAGGCAGCTATGTGGGCATTTCAGACAACAAACAATTTTGAGGATTGCGTAATCGCTGCAGTCAACCGTGGTCGCGATAGTGACACGACAGGCGCGGTAGCTGGCATGATAGCTGGCGCACATTATGGTATATATAATATACCTAAAAAGTTTACACAAGAACTAATGTGGCACGATAAACTACAACAGTTGGCAATAGACTTATATTACATGGGAAACAAGTAACATGACAACAGTAAACGTATTATCTCAGAATTACTATTCTTCCATTGATTACAAGAACTTACGTGACGACACTAAATCACAATATCAATACTTTTTAGGTGTTATGATGGACACAAATATAGATGATAAAGTATTGGGTAACATAGAGTATCGTCAGGTGTCAAGTAAACGTGCTAAGATTGCGTATGATATTTGGTGTGAAAGAGGAATACCTTTTGCCAATCACATCATGGCTGTTGCTCGTATACTTTTTAATTACGCTGTGCGGATGGAACATATACATATCAATCCCTTTTCTACCGTGCGTAGGAGAGCCGCTGAGAGGCGTAAGACAGTATGGGCTAGGGAACATATACAGACGTTCCTAGACACGGCATACGGCGATTTTAAGACGAGGAACATAGGTTTGATTGCACACATGGCATATGCTTGGTGTCAGAGGATTGGTGACATGCGACTACTATCATGGGATGCCATCGACTTTGACAACGCTCGTGTGTTCATAGAACAATCCAAACGTAAAGCAGAAGTTCATTTGCCTATCGAAGAGAATTTGTTAGATATGTTAGTACAACAAGAGCAGGACTTTGGCTTTCAGCAATATGTCGTGCCTCGCCCCAATCCTATTGCGGGTGAATACAGACCGTATACGCTACATAAGCTACCTAAATACGCACGTGAAATTATGGATGCAGCGGGTTTACCCAAAGAACTACGTCTATCGGACTTACGAAGGACAGGTACAACAGAGATGGTAGAGGCGGGTGTCGGTATGGCACAAATTATGTCGGTTACAGGACATGCTAACCCGCAATCAGTGAAACCATACATGAAAAATACGTATGCAAGTGCAAATAATGCATTGACAGCTAGAAAAATACATGGTAAAAGCATCTAACTGCCGCAAAGGAAAGTGATATTACATGAATAATATATATAACATAGTAAGTGATTTAGGTCTTAGTAATGGTGAGACTAAAAGAATGAACTGTCCTAACTGTAAGGGATATAAAACATTTACAGCTACCAATAACATGGGCAGTCTCGTATGGAATTGCTACAAGGTGTCTTGTAGGGTATCAGGTGGCACACGTGTTCATTTGTCTGTAGAGGATATAAAGGCTGGCTTTGCTGGTGCAGAAGAATTTGCTATGGGTACATTTGAGTTACCTACGTACATCATACCACATCGTGACAATGTGTATATGAACAGGTGGTGTGATAGGTGGGGATTAAACCTAGATGAATTAGGTTTGTTGTATGACGTAAAGGAAAGCCGTGTGGTGTTCCCTGTCATGCATGAAGGTAAGATGGTAGATGCAACAGGTAGGTCACTATCTGGACACCGTTTACCTAAATGGAAAAGATATGGAAAAAGTGGCTTGCCATACACACATGGTTGTGGTAAAGTCGCAGTAGTTGTTGAGGACTGTGTAAGTGCAGCCGTTGTTGGTTACGGTAACTTTGTCGGGGTTGCGCTTCTTGGAACGAGTTTGCAAGAGTCGCATAAAAGGTATCTTGCACAGTTCTCGACAGCCGTAGTAGCGTTAGACCCCGATGCGTTACCTAAGACGTTAGCTATGGCAAAAGAATTACGTGGACACGTGAACGATGTTCGTGTACTACGTTTGAAAGATGATATAAAATATCGTGACCCGACAGATATGGAGAATTTAAATGGAATTATCACTGATTAGAAGTTTAATGGACAGAGAGTTCTATGAGGATCATCGTGGTTCTCGTTGCCCTGACCGATTGTTTAGTACCGATGTACGTAAGATCAAGCAATCAATTGATGCAGCTATGGACAGGTACGAGCGTACTGTTACGCCCGATGAGATTGAGGCTCTATTCATGGCTAACAATCCTACGCTGACTACCGCACAGAAATCATCCTACACTAGCCTGTTTGGTCAGATCAAACGTGAGCAGCCGATGGGTGGAGACATAGCACAAGAAGTATTATCTAAGCTATTTCAACAGGTTATAGGTGAAGACATTGCTAACTTGGGTTTTGATTACGTGAATGGTGACAAGTCTAGTCTTGAGCCATTGCGTCAGATGCTTGAACAATACGGTGATGACTTCACACCTAACTTGAGCATTGAGTGGGATGACATAGAACTAGAGACATTGCTTGCACGTAATGACCTTGAGGCACGTTGGACATTCAACATACCTAGCTTGGTTCGTAAGGTTGAGGGTGTGAATGCTGGTCACTTGATTGAGATTGGTGCGCGGCCTAACACTGGCAAAACATCCTTTCACGCCAGCTTGATTGCTAGTCCGGGTGGGTTTGCACATCAGGGTGCTAACTGTATTATCCTATGTAACGAGGAAGGCTATCACCGTGTGGGTGCAAGATACCTGACTGCAGCTACAGGCATGACTATGCAAGAGGTGAAAGCTAATCCAAGTAAGGCACGTGACTTGTATGCACCTGTGAAGGAACGCATCAAGGTAAAGGATGCCACAGGACGCGACATGAATTGGGTAGAGAGTGTGTGCAAGGCATACAAGCCTGACATAGTTCTCTTGGACATGGGAGATAAGTTTGCCAAGACAGGTGGGTTTGCTCGTGCAGATGAGGCACTGAAGGCTAACGCAGTTCACGCACGTATGATTGCCAAGCAGCATGAGTGTGCGGTGTTCTATATGTCTCAGCTATCTGCAGAGGCAGAGGGTAAGGTTGTGCTTAATCAATCAATGATGGAAGGCTCACGTACAGGTAAGGCTGCTGAAGCTGACTTGATGATATTGATTGCGAAGAACCCGCCAGTACAAGGACAGGATGAAGAAGATATTGAACGCCATCTTAACGTGGTAAAAAATAAGTTGACAGGCTGGCACGGTAGTGTACACTGTCAGCTTGAATATCAGACAGCGAGGTATACAGCATGAAGCTAACATTGGACGTAGAGAATACAGTAACACATCGTGACGGTAAGATGCACCTAGACCCATTTGAGCCTACTAACTCATTGACTATGGTGGGTGTACTGACTGACCAAGGTGTTGAGCATCACTTCCCTTTTGACCATGCTGATGTACCTAGTCAAGCTGACTACCATGAGCGTGTGCAGTGGTATCTTGACCAAGCTACTGTACTCATCTGTCACAACGTGGCGTATGATTTGCTATGGCTGTGGGAGTCGGGGTTTAAGTATGATGGTGCAGTGTTTGATACTATGCTTGCTGAGTATGTATTGCAGCGCGGTGTTAAAGAACCACTATCACTTGAGGCTTGTGCAGAACGCTATGAGTGTGACACAAAGAAACAGGATACCTTGAAGGAGTATTTCAAGAAGGGCTACAGTACACGTGACATACCATACAATGAGTTGTGTGAGTATCTATCTGCTGACCTTCACGCCACGCAGCAGCTTGCTGATAAGTTGTGGTATCGTCTTAATACAGAGAAAGATGCAGGTTTACTATCTACTGTACGATTGACCAATCGTGTAGCTAAGTGCCTGACTAAGATATATCAGCGTGGCTTTGCAGTTGATCTGTCTAAGCTAGAGGAAGTGCGCGAAGAGTTTGAACAAGAGAAACAAAAACTTACTGCTGACTTGCAGCTTCATGTGCGTAAGGTGATGGGTGATACACCTATAAATCTTAACAGCCCAGAGCAATTGTCATGGGTTATTTATGGTCGCAAGGTTCTTGATAAGAGCGATTGGTCATCTATGGTTGATCCTTATATGCCTGATGACGAGTTCAGACAGATGGTTGCTACACGTACACAGAGACTGTACAGGACTAATGCAGTCCAGTGTTCCACGTGTAACGGTAGTGGCTACATACGCAAGACCAAGAAGAATGGTGATCCATTCGCAAAGCCTAGCAAGTGTCCTACTTGTGATACCGCTGGCTTCTTGTTTAATCCTACTGATGTTCAGGCTGGCTTTAAGTTCAAGCCACCTACAGCTAAGTGGGCTAGTGCCAATGGCTTTACTACAAGCAAGGGCAACCTTGAGTTGCTTGAGGCAGGTGCTAAGTCTAAAGGTATGGATGATGCAGTAGACTTCTTGTATAAGGTACGAAGACTATCTGCTATTGATACCTACCTGTCATCGTTTGTTGATGGCATCAAGACCTACACCAAACAAGACGGTATGCTACACGTTAGCTTACTGCAGCATCGTACAGCTACAGGTAGACTGTCAGGTGCTAATCCTAATATGCAGAACATGCCACGTGGCGGTACGTTCCCTGTTAAGAAAGTATTTGTGTCACGATTTGATGGTGGTAAGATACTTGAGGCTGACTTTGCGCAGCTAGAGTTTCGCGCTGCCGCCTACCTATCACAAGACGAGGTTGCAATTGAAGAAGTATCTACTGGATTTGATGTACATGCATACACCGCTAAAGTTATTAGTGATGCTGGTCAGCCTACGAG